TTACACTTTCGTAATCTCCTCTACTATATAAGTCTCTTTCACTTTCCTGCAAGTACATACAAAGTATTCGGGATGTTGCAACGCTCCTTGTAAAGTATCCGGAAGAATTATCTCTTTCGTACGCCGGTCTACCGCAACCATTGCATACAAGATTCCTTCACTTTTGCATTTCTCGATTAATGCACTTTTCAACTCTTCTACAGCATATTCCATTTGTGTGATATTTTGTCGCTGCAAAGTTATGGAAAATATGTATATTTTGTGCAATATTATTCTTGTAATATATAAAAATAGCTCCCTTGTTCGTCCGCCGACGAGGGAGCTATCAACACAAAAACTAAACTAGACTTATAAATCTGTTTCTATCTTTATTGGCTGTACTTCAAACTCTTATGGCTCAAATTGAAGTGTTGTCCGACAATGGAACGGCAAAATCACTGCTGTTTTAGCCTGTTATTAGCTGCATTTTTGATATATTTTCCAAAACCTCGTCAATGAAAAGTGACCGATAATGAGGGCACTCAAGTACTCCTTTTTGCTTCGCTTCTCGATAGACAGCAGAGAATAACTTTGCTTTTTCTTTTTCAGTAGTCGGTATCTCGTTGATGGGAGTACTAAGTAACTGACATCCCCAACCTTTGCATGTTGGGGTGAGGGAACAATAATAATTGCCTTTTCTTGCTTTATAGCATTTAAGTATAATAGAATTCATTTTATATTATTTCTTAGCTTGTATTTTATTTATAAGTTCAAGCAGTTTATTGTGGCATTCATTATATTTACTTTCTATTAATATTGATAATGGATATTCTTTTAAAGAATTGTAATCTAGTTTTTTACACATTTCTATATGTGAATTTGCTATTGGTTCTCCTTTTTTAAGTTTTGACTCTGTTATTTTTATTAATACTTTCATGTTCTGAAGGGTATTTTTAATGCTTTCATGGTCTTCTATTTTCAAGGAGCTTATTAGACATTGATGAAAATTAGCAAAGCTACTGAAAGGCTGTATTGAACTAAATGCGATGGCACTAGCTTTTGCAATACTTATATTTATTCTTTCTTCACTTAATGCTCTTTCTTCTTTTGCCTGAGCCAATTCTTTCTTTATTAGTTTAAGTTCGTAGGTTAATTTGTTGTTTAACACCTTAATGTCGCGCATACGGCTATCATAACTTGTTTCTTGCTCTTTTATTTTATTATTGAATGATTCATTTAGCTTATTTATACTGCTTCGGGTGTCAATGCTACTGTAAATTTGCGTTCCTACAAGAATAGTTGCACATGCTCCCATAACCCCTGCCATGAACCCTACAAATGTATCATTGTTTATGTATACATCAACTCTTAACCAAGTGATAAAACAGGCTGCAATGGATAATGTTAAAGCAAGCCATGAAATCCAATTCTTTTTCATAATATTATTTTTTATGATTTTCGATGTATTCTATTGCTTCTTGATATTTCTTGTTGAATTCATCCATTCTTTTTTGATATTCTATGCTGTCTCCATTGGATATTATCTCTATATAGTCTTTTTCATCCTGAGCTCTTTCTACAAATTGAGTGTACTTTCTCATAGCACTGTCTTCTTGTGACAATTTTATTATTGTAGTTCCGAGATAGAAAGATATGAGTGATAATATTATATATAGAAACCCTACTTTAATTAATGATCCTCTTTCTGATTGGTCACAGGGAACTTTTATATTAATCTCTTCCTCTGAATAGCCACTTAATCTGTTGCCTGTTTTATATCTTTTATCTGATACATATTGAGCCATGGTTATTTTTTTGCGCATAAATACGTATTTTTGACAGACTTTCTTTATTCCAAATACAAATAGAACAAAAGATGGGAGTAATATAAATGAGAAAAATAAGGATATGATGTACCACACTACTTTTGCGCTTGTCTTGTACTTACATACAGATATTTTGAAACCTTCCTCCTCTGCTCTTTTTCTTAATTCTTCAGGAGAAATGACTTCGTTTGTTGTATCATCAAAATATTGATTGTTCTTATTTTGATAGATTCCACGAATAGGCATGGCATGCGCATCACCATATACTGCGTTACTTATAACTCTGCCACCATCACGGCCTACTTGGTTAACCGCTGAACGGACAAATCCTTTCCCTAAGTCTGATAAAAAGTTTCCCATAATTATTACCTTCTCCTTGTTGGTGCTTTTCTTGTGTGAGGGCGTACGTAAGTTCCATCTTTTCTATAATATCCTTTTACTTGTACTCGGCCTGTACCGGTGGAGTGCGCAGGTGAATATGAAGATTTTGTATTGAGTGATTCTGTGAAGCCTAACTTTTTACCTTTGAAGTAATAAGTAGAATCAGTAGAATTAAAGGTTAGGTGTTTTATGTCCCTAGAGGATATTCGTATAGGATTTGATAGATTAGAAGTTCCACAAATATATCCTTTGTAGCTTCCATATCGTGCTTTCTTGAATGTGTTGCTGCTTTCTTTAATAACTATATGTTTTCCTTGAGGAATTTTCATATAGGGTACTACATTATATTTTGTTGGTTGCAAATCAACATTGGAATCTGTCTGATATACAAAGTAATTGCTTGTTGAACATCCTGATACTAGTATAATTAGAACGGAGAGAATAAATATAATCTTTTTCATGGTATTCTATTTTTTATGTTGCCAGCAATAAATACTTCCTTCTTCGGCATTACGTTTGCATCGTGTTCCGTCTTTAGTTTTTGCCTGGCATTGCCCTGGGCTTCCAGAACCTGAACCTTCATATTCATCATCACCGCTACCGCACGATTGCAAGAACATGGGGAGCATAAAAATAGAAATTAGTAAAAATGCTTTTCTCATGATGTTTTGTCTTTTAAATATAAATAATATGTTTATAGAAATGCTTCCCAGTCTTTGACTCCTTTGGCTTTCAACTCATCTATTTTATCGCAATATTCTCTTAGATTGCGTTCGTCTAACAAAGGAGCCATTCTGTACTTATTATAGAACTTCTGCTTTTCTTCATCGGATAGTTCTATCTTTTCATCTGGATATAGTTTGTTCCAGTATAGTTCGATGAAGTATATTGGATTTCTGCGGACGAGTTTGAATTCCTCTTCCCAATTGTCTTTTAATCTTTTATTTTCTTCCATAATTATAATAATATATCACTAACAATATGTTGCTTTACTACCCATAGGCTTCTGACTTGTGCTATTTCTATGTCGAAGTCATCGTATTCACTATCATTCAAAGAATGTGCTATCCAGTACTTGCGACAAAGCTCTTGGTCTTTGTATCTGCGTAGTATCTTTATGTGTCCGTGATAGTCTCCGGTGAATTTGTCCTGTACTACAATCCCGAATACATTACCAAAAGGAATTTGGGTGGCATCATCACTACTGAATCCGTATTTCTTTAGTGCAACCCAGCATCCGGAAGGGTAGGCGGGCGACATTGAATCCCCTGCAATCTGGGCGACAGCTTCACAATCTTTGCAGTCAGGAAGGAACCAGTAGCGCTTAACGTTTTCGGTTCCATTGATAAGCTCTATTTGTCCGGCTGCAAACTTGAAATCAACTTCCGGAAGAAGTTTAATTCCTTTGTCTAAGGCGGCTACTAGCTCATCTTCACTGTTGATTATTTGGGATATAGGTGCATCTGTCTTACTGGTGTTAAGCATTTTACCTTCGCCAGTAAGTATCCAAGTTAAGTTGAATTGAGGATATACTTTTATTATAGCATTAGCCAGTTGTGAAGAAATTTTTTTAGTTTTTCCTCTCTGTACATCAAAAACTCTTTGATATAATACTCCTATTTGTTCTGCAAAGGTTGGAGCTTTTATTTCCAACTCATTAAGTATCTTATTAATTATTTCTTCTCCAGTCATATTTTTTTATACAGGAAATTTCTTATATTTGCGAAAGCTTTAATTCAATTTGTTATGTCTAAAAAACATTTTCCTTACGCTGAAATAGCAATTGTATTGAGTGTTATTTCTCTATTAATCCAAGTATTAAAGACAATACTTGCCAAATAAAGGTAGCGGCAGCTAGTATAAAGGCAGGTAAGGCAAGTTTTGCCTGCTTTTTAGCTACCTCTAGGTCTTTCCGTAATTTTACTAGTTCTAATTCTTTTCTCTCGCTATTTTCTTTGTATTCGTTGTATATATGGTTGAAATACTTGGTTTTAAAGTATTTTTCTGTGTTTACAGTATGAAGGCTTAATTTATTAGGAAGATAAGGGCTTGTTGTAATCGCTTCTGTTTCAATAAGACAATTTTTAATCTTATTGAATAAGCTGTCGTCGCTACTACATAATAGTAGTAAGTCTTTATCCATTATAAATTGCTTCTTTATAATAGTATCAAGAACGCAAGTGAGAATGTCTACTTCTTTCTGTGAAGTAGGTAATAATGATGATTTGAAATCCATTTCATTCATAAACTGAAAAATAAAGTTAAATATAAGATTATTCTTATATTAATCTTTGTTTGATATAAGAAAGTTCTTATCTTTGCAACATCAAACAATTAATAATAAACAAAGAAACGAAGTTTGAGCGAGAAAACCAAATTTATTACATAACTAAAAATAGGTAAAACAATGAAAACAATAATCTACGAGAAAAAAGTAACAGGTGATAGATTCTATGTAAAACCTTTAAAAGGTGGATACTATGCGATAATAAACAGGTTGGACCACTCTACGGAAACTTTAGAAGTAAGCAAAGAAGCGGCTGAAAAGTTAGCTGCTGAATTGAATGGTTTAAGAAGATAATAACCAGTAGGGCGAAAGCCCTGCATAATGCAGTAAGACAATGAAAAAGTATAATTTATCCCAGATTATGAAAGATGCCCATAGACTTTACAATAATAAGTATCAGAGAAAAGGTCGTACATGGGGTGAATGCGTAAAAGCTGCATGGATGTGGGAAAAGGATGCTGTTAAGGTACGTGCTGAGAAAGAAGCAAAGAAACAGGCAGCTATTGAAGCAAGCTGGGCCGCTCACAATGAAAGAGTTAATCAGCCTGCACAACCCGAGAATCTTACTTGGTCTAACTGCTATAACTCAAACAGCCGCGGATATATGAATTCTCAGTATTGCGGTGATTAAAAATACTAACCTATAAAATGTATAGCAATGAAAGTTCAATTGACAATAACCCCTGAAATGGCAGAGAAAGCCGAAGAAGTATTGAAAGATAGTAGATACCTCTACAATAGATTGGAACACACTGATACGAATGTATGGACACTCCCTGATGGATACGATGAAGAAATAACACGGTTATGTGATGGCATCGAAGACCAACTGGAAAGAGGGGGGATTGACAGCGATAGTTATTCATTCCAAGAGCTTTAAAAGATATTGCGCAAGGCTTAGTTTTCGATGCAAACCCTTTGAGAATGTGCCATCCAGAAACGGAAAATCTGAAAGAGGTTACGAGGTGGAGTTTCCTATATAACCCGCACGACAGCGATAAGTCGGTATTCCGTCCGGTCTCGATTCCGGGTACAACTGCCTAAAAGGTTGGCGGAAACAAATGGATTGATTACCCTAAGTAATCCGTTCCAAAGCGATACTAGGCGCATACCCTCAATATAGAGGACGCGAAACAAATAACGGTCGAAGCAAGCAGCCTGTAACAGGGTCGAGGCAAGCAGCCGGGCAAAATAAGGTTGAAATGCCCCGAACGGTTATGCAGTGAATAATAGTAACTGATAACTCCGGTGGGAAGACCAGAGAGAGGTTATCGGGGCACTACATTTAAAATTAAGGATATGAGTTATAAATCAGACTTTCAGAAATGGAAAAAGGTAACACTTACTAATGTGTTTGATAACCTTTCAGGAATTAGTGACCGTGATTTAAAAGTGGGAGACATGGTTATGTACATTAATGGATTCGGGCAAAAGTTTGGTCCTTTTGAGATTCTAGGTTTTTGCATAGGGGCTGAAAAATGGGGAGTTTACGTATTCTTAGATAAGGAAAATTATTGGTTTCCAGACAATATTGATAGTGTATATTTAGTATCCGATTATGAAAAAGCAAGAACTTGAAATCAACATGACAAAAGTAGTCGGTTTCCCGGTTGAAATTACAATCAGGGGCAAACGCTCTTTTACATTCTCTTTTGAGGGAAAAAATGAGGTGGCGGCAAAGAAAATTCAGAAATACTTTGCACCGAAGCAATTAGGATATGACTACGATGAAGAATGTGATTTGACTTGTTTATATATGAACCTTTAATACATTATTTATTATGAAAAAAGGAAATTATAGCGTCAAGGGATTAGTTCAGAAGGCAATGATAGATTGCATGGACTTTTCAGAACGTAATGGTGACCAAATATTTTGTTCTTGCAGCCCGCACGTTGATGCGGTGTATTTCTCTGCTTACAAAGGCGGATGGGTATTTGAAAAGAAAGAGTTTTTTGTTATCTGTATTTACTTAACAGGCTCTCTAGCTCCTTCTGTAAAAGAGACGAAAAAGATACTCAAACCTATATACGACTTTATCAAAGAAAGTCGGAAAATCTAATTTGTCGTGTTTTATTTTGTGTTTGTGTTGTGGGTGTACGGTTCGTGAGAATAGTGCACCTTTTTATTTTAGAAATTAATCAATAAAATTATATATCATGGTAAAGAAAGTTACAGAAAATTGGTCTCCTTCCTTGCGAGAGATGCGGGTGGGTGATATTGTAGAATTTCCGGTTAAGGCGATTTCATCAGTGAACACAACGATTTCCCGTTTGCGATTGGAAATGTGTGTAGAGGGTGCAGATTGGAAACGTGAAGGAGATATAGATAGGAAAAAAGGCACGTTTCGAATCAAAAGAATAGCGTAATGAAACCGCTTTCCGAACGCGAACGTCAGGTAGCTACGGAATATTGCAAGGGATTGGCAGATAAAGAGGTAGCGGACAATCTTAAACGCTCTGTTTGGACTATAAAAGCCCAGAAGCGGGATATTTATAAGAAAATAGGTATCAATAAAGACACTGAACTAGTACTTTATATGCTTTGTGACAGATTGAAAGTCAATTTTGATTTGAAGGAGATTCGGAAACATGGAATCGAGATTTTATTCTCTCTACTCTTTGCTCTTATGCAGGTCACTTGCAATAGCATTGATATGCGACGTATGAAGTCTTCATCTCGTGTACGTACTACAATGAGTTGTAGAGTGGGGCTAGGTAGAAAAAATAGTGATTTACAATTATCAATATTGGGATGATAGCAGAAGGTAGAATGAATATCCTCATTAATGGTACTGCCGAATCAAGGCTTGCAGATATCCTGTATATCATGGAAGATGAAACATTTGGTTTCAGGAAATCTGCTTCCATTGTTGGAGGACGAGGTAGATTAACTAAGTTAATTGTAGCCGGAAAGGTACGATGTGACAAGCCTTTGAACGTGCAGAACGCTAAATGTTACTGCAATGCTTCTGATGTACTGCGACATGCTAAGATAAGAGTTAATAGACAATTTAAAAGAAAGAAGAATGAAAAAGATAATAATAAACGTGTTGCTTCTTAGTTTGATAGCTTCACCGTGTTTGCTTACGTTTAACGATGTGAACCCTATAACAGGTGAATGGAACTGGCACTGGAACCTGATAGGCATCGTTTATTCGGTTTGGTTTTATAATAATATTCTCAAACCTATTTTCAAACCCATGATGTGAATCACGGTAGGTTGTGTGTTATGTGTATTATTTGGTTTCAAAAGCCCTGTATCAAGCGTGATACAGGCAAATATGGATAAGTGGCGGAATTGGTAACGCTTAGTAGAGTAAGATTGTAAGCCAGGCATTCTGTAACCACTCAGTGAGGCTCTTGAATTTACATTCCCAGTTCGAATCTGGGCTTATCCACTAGACCTCAGCGGAGGAAGCACTTTAATATTAAAATTATACTAGACATGCCGGCAACCGTAGCTAGTGATAGTGGGCGGTTGCTTTTTTTATTATTAATCAATCAATGCCGGTGTAAAGGACACTGTAGGGTGTGAGTCCCTGTATTTGAGTTTACTGTGTTCTATATCTTCCCGGTGTGCTTTGAACGGCTATCCGGGAACAACTTTTTTATTAACCACTTTAATTTTTATTTTTATGGGACTTATTAAGAAACCTAACGAGCTGACCGTTAAGACTACATTGTCAGCACTGATTTATGGTCAACCAGGTATGGGGAAAACAACACTTGCATTAAGTGCTCCTAATCCTGTATTGTTTGATTACGACGGTGGTATTCACCGTGTAAATGCAGCTCATAGAGTACCTACGGTACAGATTACCAACTGGGAAGAAACTAATCAAGTATTATTCTCCGACGACATCAAGGAATTTGATACTATCGTGATTGACACAGCCGGAAAGATGCTTTCTTTTATGGATAAGTTTATAATGCAAACAAATCCTAAAATGCGAAAGGCGGATGGAACGTTATCTTTGCAAGGGTATGGAGTTCGAAAGAATATGTTTATCAACTTTGTAAGTCAGGTGTCATTAATGGGCAAATCAGTGATATTTGTAGCCCATGAGCGCGAAGAAAAGAATGGGGAAGATAAACAGATTCGCCCGGAGATTGGCGGTTCATCTGCCGGAGACCTAATCAAAGAACTTGATTTGGTAGGTTACATGGAAGCTATCGGAAAGGATAGAACAATATCTTTTGACCCCTGTGAGAAGTTTTATGGAAAGAATACCTGCAACCTTCCCTCACGTATCAAGCTACAGGTTATCATTGATGAAAAAGGTACTATTATTGGGGAAAATGATTTCATGTCGAATATCATTCGTACTTATAAAGAGTATCAGTCTAAACAAACAGAGTTATCGACAGAATATGAACAGTTACTTGACAGTATCCGTGACAGCATCGAGCAGATAACGGATGCCGATTCAGCCAATGAAGTGATGTCCGGTATATTGGATATGCAGCATATTTTCGATAGTAAGTTGCAGGCTTCTCAGTTACTTGATAAGAAGTGCAAGGCACTAGGATTGAAGTTTGACCGTAATACTAAAAAGTATGCAGCCTGATTACAGAATTTACCCTTCGCTGCTTGATAACTTCGGAAAGTACTTGAGAGCTGATGAAGAGGTTGAGAGCTTTTGGAATGTCAATAATGAAACCGGAGAATATAAACGTTCTCCGGAAGAAATTGAGGCCGACTTGAAGCAACAACTTCTGAATGCTATTAATCGTGTACCGTTCGAAAGTGAGGCAGCCGATAAAGGGACTGCGTTCAATGCAATAATTGATTGCTGGATACATAAAGAGAAGCATATCCCAACTGAACGTTCACCGTATAGTATTATCGGAGATGAAGAAACCAATACTATTCAGGTTTCTTTTCCGGAAACAGATATGGCGCCTGCAAGGATTTTCCTTTTTGACAGGGAATGGTGTATAGAGCAGTCGAAATATTTTAAAGGTTCGGTAAGCCAGCTATTTGTCTCGGCTATTCTTCCAACGAAATACGGAAATGTGGAGCTTTACGGATATATTGACGAACTTTTACGTGATACTGTCTATGACATCAAGACTACATCAAGTTATCAGTTTGGAAAGTACGAACACGGATGGCAGCGGCATGTTTATCCGTATTGCCTTATCGCTTCCGGCCAGATGGATGGTATAAAAGCTTTCGAATACACTGCATATCATTTGAAGGGTGGAACTAGCCGTACACCACTGATATCAGGTATTCGTTATCCGGAGTATTATACATATAGCCATGAGCAGACCGTTAGACTGCTTACTAGCCATGTTGAACGGTTTATAGAGTTTCTGAAAGCAAATAAGGAATTAATAACTGATAAAAAGATTTTTGGAGGTAATTAATGGCACAAGAAGCAATTCTCACAAAGATAGACGGTGAAGTAAATATCAGCAAGTCTTTTGAATTCATGTGTTCCCAGCTCCGCAATGGCAAGTACCGTGTAAAGATTGAACGCTACACAGAGCCTAGAACATTGAATCAAAATGCTTTGATGTGGTTATGGTTTACTTGCATAGAACAGGAGACAGGAACCGACAAGCAAGACGTTCACGACTATTACTGTAACCGCTATTTACGTAGAACTGCATTCATAAAAGGAAAAGAAACGGTGATAGCCGGAAGCACATCGAAACTTAATACAGTGCAAATGACTGACTTCATGAATAAGATACAGGCTGATGCTGCTGCCGAATTGGGGATAGTACTCCCTCTTCCGGCTGACCGTTTTTATCAAGAATTTATTAACGAATACCAATATAGGAGGTAATATGGAAATATTAAAAGCAAAGGTAACTAAAGATAATACTTTAGTTGCTAGTTACAAAAATGAGAATGGCGACACTGTTACCATCGAAGGAAAGAATCTGGTTACGAAAGACCTAACAAATTCATTCCGTGACCTTGTTCCCCACCTTACATTCTTATGCGAACAGAAGGAGGCCGCACATTTGGAAAGGATGGATGAGTTGCCGGATGATATTTATTCAATCCTGGAAGTAAGCGGATACACCGTAGGTGGTTCTGACGATTCTTTAGGGGTGACGTTGATAGGAAAAAGGTTCCTGAAAAGTAAGAAGGTATTGAACCTTTGTGCTCCTTTCACTATGTTCAACAATGAGAATGAAGAATATACCTACGCATTTGAACTGGAACAAGCCATAGAGGCTTGTAATTATGAAGTTGAACAATACTTATTTAAAAAGAAATGGGCCGTTGTTCAGCAGGAATTGCCGTTTAAAGATGAAGAACCAGTATCCGAAATAACTTCTGATGAAGCACCGGAAGTAAACCTGGATGAATTTCAGGCAGACCTAGAGAAGTTGACCGCTGATTCCAATATTACTCTTATGGGCGAACAGAAGGTCAAAGGTAGGCACCGTAAAGTAAAGAAGGATAAAGCAACTACTGCCGCATGATACCCGGGACAATCTGCATAACTAAATACCCTAACTGCTATACAATTTCTTTTCCATATCATCCGATGTTAGTTACATGTGTGAAGCGTATTCCGTCAGTGGCTAAAGATATAAAGAAAGCCTATTTATCTGATGAGAAAGCTTGGAAGATTGAACCTCAGGATGAATCTTATGTGAAGATTATGGCAGACTGGGCAATTCATTATGGATATTGTAACAGAAAGCAGTGGAGAGAAAGCACAAGAAACCTAAATGACTATTCCATACCTGAGATGCCTAAATTGGGAATCCCTCACGGGTTGTTACTGGAACCTTATGACTATCAGAAAGAAGGGATAGCCTACGCATTGAAGTATAAGCGGTGTATCTTTGGAGACCAACCAGGGTTAGGTAAGACATTACAGGCTATAGGCACGGTTACGATTGCAAAATCATATCCGTGCCTTGTAATTTGTCCGGCTGCTTTGAAAATAAACTGGCAGCGTGAATTCAAGAAATTTGCAGGAAAGCAAGCGCTTATATTAGATGACAGGAATAAGGGTAGTTGGCAAAGGTATATTGAGACTAAATGTTGCGACATATTCATAACTAACTATGAATCACTGAAGAAGTTCTTCGTTCTCAGGGTAAAGGATGATACCAGATTCACGATGAAAAGCATAGAGTTTGACCCTAGAATCTCACTTTTCCGCTCTGTCATTATTGATGAGAGCCACAAATGTAAGTCGACTAAGACCCAGCAAAGTAAGTTTGTTGAGGGCATCTGTAAGGGAAAGGAATACATTCTTGAACTTACGGGTACTCCGGTTGTAAATGATAATACAGACTTGATACAACAACTTAAAATCATGGGACGTTTAGAAGATTTCGGAGGATATAAATTCTTTGTTGACCGTTATTGTGATGGTTTAAGAAAGTCGAGTAACTTGAAGGAACTAAATTGGAGATTATGGAATACTTGCTTTTTTCGTCGTGAGAAATCAAAGGTGTTAACTCAGTTGCCGGACAAATCACGTCAGTACATAGAGGTTGACATATCTAATCGTCGTGAGTATGATAAGGCTGAAAATGATTTGATACAGTACCTTAAAGATTATAAAAATGCTTCCGATGATAAGATAGCCAAGGCATTGAGAGGAGAGGTAATGGTGAGAATGGGTATTCTTAAATCAATATCAGCTAGAGGTAAAATAAAGGTATTCTCGGAATTTATTCATGATGTCATTGATGGAGGGGAGAAGTTAATAGTCTTCGCCTATCTAAAGGATGTTGTTCATGAATTGAAAAAGTTATTTCCTGATGCTGTTTTGGTAACCGGTGATGAAAATCCATCCCAAAAGCAAATGTCAGTAGACAGGTTTCAGAACGAGCCTAACTGCAAACTTATAATTCTGAACTATAAGTCAGGTGGTACGGGCCTAACACTTACTGCATCTAGCCGAGTAGCTTTCATTGAATTCCCATGGACGTTCAGCGATTGTGAACAAGCAGAGGATCGGGCGCACCGTAACGGGCAAAAGAATAACGTAAACTGTTACTATTACCTAGGAAAAGACACTATCGACAGGTATATGTATGATGTGATTCAAACTAAAAAAAGCATTGCTAACGGTGTGACGGGTACGGATGATGTTGTTAAGGAGAATATGGTTGATATGGCTATGAATTTATTTAGTGGAAGATTATGAAAAGGCAAACTACCCCACAATCTGAAAGCCAAATACAGCATAGCTGTTTGACTTGGTTCAGGCTCCAATATCCTAGTTTATCTCTTCTTATGTTTGCAGTTCCCAATGGTGGAAAACGAGATGCAAAGACAGGAGCACGTATGAAATATGAGGGAAGTATCCGAGGCGTAGCAGATTTAATACTGCTTATTCCTAAAAAAGGATTCGCTTCCCTCTGCATAGAGATGAAAACTCCAAAGGGAATCCAGAGTGAATATCAACTAAAATGGCAGAGAGCGGCTGAGAATGCCCGCAATAAGTATGTTATCTGCCATTCTCTTCAAGAATTTATAGACGAGGTTAAATCTTATCTTCAATGACTTATATAGAACTAATCAATAATTTTTGGAATGTAAGGCGCATTAGACCGATGACAAGTTACGAGGCAGATTTTTATTTCTATCTGCTGAAAGAATGTAACTCGAGAAACTGGACTAATCCGTTCGAATTGCCGTCGAGGAATGTGGAGCTAGAACTTGGCATCTCTCGCAAAACAATTTGTGACCTGCGCAACAAATTACAACAAAAAGGATTGATTTCTTTCAAAGAGGGTAATAAACGAGTAAATGGAGCTATTTATCAAATACTTTATGTTTCTGAGGGTAACAAAAACGGTAACGTAAATGGTAACGTAAATGGTAACCCTATATATAAGACTAAGAATAAGACAAAGAATAATAACTCTAACGAGTTATTTCCTCCTGACCCTCCACCACTCGAAAATCCTAAAAAAACTAAGCCTGAATTTATACCTCCTACGCTAGAAGATATAAAAGCCTATTTTGAGGGTAAGCTTCCGGATTGGGAACAACAGGCGGAAACTTTCTATAATCATTTCACTAGTCTTGGGTGGCGCACGGCATCCGGAGCAAAGGTGGAACGATGGGATAGCCGTGCGAATCTTTGGATAATCGAAAAAAAACAAAGTAATGGAAGCGCGAAACAGGCAAACGATGTCACTGATGCAGATATTATCATCCGGTCTACTACGGGATAAACCTACGCCTCCTGAAGAACGCCCGGCACTCTTTAAGAAGTGCTGTACACTTGTATGTCCTTCATTTGTAATTAACGACCTTAACCGAAATCTCATGAATGATATTTTCAAGTACATGGAAAATAGACCTGGAAAGTATGACACTAGTAAAGGCGTATGGCTGTGGGGTGATATTGGGACCGGAAAATCAACTATCATTCAGATAATGAACATGTACGATAAACTCTCTAAAGGGTTAAGTATAGGGGGATACCCTATTGGCGGCTTTCGGATAGAATCGGCTTCTACTGCTGCAACTGCATATTCGACGAAAGGTCCGGATGCTTTAGAGACATACACATACAACAAAGGGAATCCGCATACTATTTCCTTCGATGAATTAGGACGGGAACCTATTCCTGCAAAGTATTTCGGTACTGAGTTGAATGTGATGCAATATCTCTTCCAGTGCAGATACGAGTTAAGGCATGAAGTAATAACCCATGTGACGACCAATCTGTCACTGAAGGATGTACAAAGTACCTATGAGGCATATATAGCTGATCGAATTAATGAAATGTTTAATGTAATCGAACTAAAAGGAAAAAGCAGACGATGAAATCACTCAAATACTTATTGGCCGTATTCTCCATCATTGGACTATATGCGGCCTTTTATTTTATCCTTTATTGGATAGTTGAATATTGCTTACGAAATTTAATATAAAGAATAGAAAGGAGCAAAAGTGAAGATACTGAACTTATATTGCGGTATTGGTGGTAACCGAAAACTTTGGGGTGACAGCCACCAAATTACAGCAGTCGAGCTCGACCCACGGATTGCGGAAATATACAAAGATTTATATCCAGGTGACACTGTTATAGTTGGTGATGCCCATAAATACCTCTTAGACCACTACATGGAGTATGATTTTGTTTGGGGCTCACCACCGTGCCCGTCGCATTCAATAACAAACTACTTCCTGAATGCTAAAGGAATCATCCGTTACCCGGATATGAATCTATATCAGGAGATAATATTGTTACAGCATTTCTTTAAGGGTGATTATGTTATTGAGAACGTGAAGAGTTATTACGACCCATTAATTACCCCACAGGTAAGCGGACGACACTATTTCTGGTCGAACTTTATAATACCACACCTGGAAAGCCGAATAAAAATAAGCAGAATGTGTGGCGATAAAGATACGTTGGGAATTACTCAGGGACAAATCAGAAAAAAGGAAATGTCAAAACTTGGATTCGACTTGGAGAAATACAGTTATCCTGAAAAAGAAAAACTTCTTCGTAATTGTGTAGACCCGTTGATAGGGCTTGCAATATTGGAAAGAGCTATTGAAAGTAACAAATTAAAATCTGCCAAGCAACAAGTTTTGTTTGGCGTATAACAGAACAGAAAGGAATCAAATGAATCTGCAATCTAAAATAGATTACTCTATCGCTTTACTTCGCAAATGTGAACAGATGGCACTTGACTACGACCCGGATAACGGCTTTTATTTAGCTTTCTCCGGCGGCAAGGATAGTCAAGTCCTCTACCATCTTGCGGTAATGGCAGGAGTAAAATTTAAGGCTCACATGAACCTTACCAGCATTGACCCACCTGAGGTTATTCGTTTCGTAAAACGGAACTATCCGGATGTGGAATTAATCAAGCCTAAGATGTCTATCTATGATATGGCAAAGAAAACAGGCGTATTGCCAACGATGAGAATTAGATGGTGTTGTACCAAATTCAAAGAGATGTCCGGTGCTGGAAAGGTTACATTGATAGGCATTCGTAAGGCTGAAAGTTCACGTCGTTCTAAACGTGAGGAAATTGAAATCAGTAATCACAAATTCAGTGGAAACTTCGACCAATGGAGCGAGCACAAGGAACAGATGGTTACTTGCGTAAATGGGAAGGATAAAATACTTGTTTCACCTATCATATATTGGACAGAGAGAGAAGTTTGGGCTTTTTTAAACGGCAATAGCATTGAGCATTGTGAGCTTTATGATAGAGGGTATAAACGTATTGGATGTATTCTCTGCCCAATGTCCAGCTATAAGCAGAAGATTCGTGAAATGAAAGATTATCCCCATGTTGCACGTAACTGGTTAAAGACAATCAAATGGCTGAAAGAAAACAAATGGATTGAAAACAGACAGCTTTCTGCTGATGAAGAAATGGCTTTCGATTGGTGGATAAGTGGCAAATCTTTCAAACAGTATTATGCAGACGAAGTGCTGCAACAGAAAATTGAGTTTAACGAATACTAATGAAGTAAATCAAACTAGAAACAAAGTATGGACAAACAAAAAGAAATTCAAAACTATATTTTACGCTTTGCATCGGCAATCGAAGATGTAGTTGTAAATAAAGAAAATGAGAATTACATTGAGATTGATGATAAGAATGCGACAGAGGTAATGACAGGATTAATATTGGGAGCCGGATTTGCTTTTAACAGGTTGACTGGAAACGAATGTAACTATCTTGAGTTTACTCACATAGCTAACCAATTAGTAGTTCAGTATCTAATGCGGCATGGAGATGTAGGAGATAAAAAGGTGTTTAATGAATAACCGTATAAATATGAGTAAAATTAAAGGAATATATTTCGAATTAAATATCGAAAACGGGATAATCAAACATTATCCGGAAGCGATAGAATACTATCAAGTAGGCGAAAAGGCTGCAAACAGATTAGCTGAATGTGGGACAAACGAATGGGGGCAGATATGTTTATCTGTAATGGATTCAATGGCTGAACAGGCTGAATCTATTAAACATCGAATTATTTCCAATGTCGATTTTTGGATATACCCAAAAACATTGGAGGAAATTAAAGATAGAAAATTTGAACAAGCAAAGCATTATGTGGAAGGTTATTCGGATGCAATTGAATCTTTCTCAGATAGTTTCAGAAATATGGATAAATCCATTGAGCATGCAATTGGAAAAGCACTTCCAACCATAACTAAGTAATTAACTAAATACTACTACGGCGTTACATACTGCGTAAGTTGGTTAACGTGACTACGCCCTTGTGACACGTAGTAGTTCAATCCTGAATAATAACGAATTAAATAAGTAAGAAAAATGAAAGCATTATTTAAGATGAATTTTGATTGTGGAAGAATGGGTAATCTTGAAGGAGTATTCATTGCTGACACAGAAGATGTGGAGTACTTAATAGGTAATCATATCAGTGTTTACTTTGGTGAAGTTCTTGGAAAGCATTCCGAAATATCGGGTGAAATATGTAGAGATGAAATTAAGATGATAACTACTGACGAGAATGTGATTGGCATCGTTCAAGAATATAGCTTAGAAAGTGGGTATAATCCGTTTGATGAAACTCTTTGTACATGTGAAACAGAGGACGTCCCCGATAATGGTGTTGAATGGGGTGATTGTATGGTGCAAGATTTTATAGACTTCAAGCGTAAAGGTATCATACCGGAATATTACCAAAAAAGTTATCAAGAATGGCAAGAAAGTCAAAAGTAGATTAGTGTAAAACGAAAATAAATATGGAACAATACACCTACACTTTCGACAACGAATCAGAATCAGATCAATTCAAAAATCTGCTTGATGTACAGGGCGTAAATTATCAACTAAAGAATTACACCTTGTTAGGCAATTCATTTACCGATATATTGGTAGATGCACAAATTAAGCCTGCTGTAGATTCACTCTACTTAGAGGTAATAAAGTATGGAATCAAAATTAACCCATTAAAATGATACGACCAAAGCATTACATCTATCACAACCGGTCCCGACCGTCCAAGTACGCAAGGACTACATTAACCACTTCCGGCAAGAAAAACCACTCGAAGGCGTTTACTTTACGAGTTTTATCCGGGACGTTCTTGAAAAGCGAAGCAGACGCAAGTCTGAACACTATGCAGCCGTTTACGATGCGATAATAAAACACATAGATAACTTCTCATTGGAGTTTGATTGTGACATATTCACCAATTCGGTGACGGCTGAGTTCCTAGACGATTTCATAATTTACCTGGAAGACCAAGGATTAAGACATAACACGATAGTAGGATATATCCTGAAAGTGCAAACACTTGTCCGTAGAGCATCGCAATACAATTATGCTGTAGATGTCACCTACGATGAGATTGATTTGAAATGCGAGCCTACAAATGCGGTGTTTTTGAGCATGAATGAAATCACTAGGATATACTACTACAAATTTGTCAAACAGGATAAACGGAAAGCTAAGGAGCGAATCAGGGATATGTTTGTCATAGGATGCCTTACCGCTCTTCGCTACTCCGATTATTCAAGGCTTACAAGCCGGAACATGGTAAACGGTTATATCATGATTCGAACAAAGAAAACCAACGTTGATGTAAAAGTCCCGGCTCATGACTATGTGAAAGAGATATTTGAGAAGTATAACGGCTGTGTGCCTGGTGGCTTATGCATCCAGTACTTCAACAAGTATCTAAAAGTAATTATGAAAGAAATCGGACTTGATGACCTAGTGACATTCTCTTATACCAAAGGCGGAAAGCTAGTAACAGTTACTCGTGAGAAGTGGGAACTAATATCTAGTCATACGGCAAGAAGAAGTGCGGCAACAAATATGTATCTGACAGGACGAATGAAAACGTTAGAGATTATGCGACTAACCGGCCATCGGACAGAACAGAACTTCTTCCGTTATATCCGACTAACCAATGAGGATACTGCACGGTCCATTTCAGGAGATATGTTTTTTAGAAAGTAATCATCTACTGACACGTCATGTCAGTGACTTATGACATACCGAGTAATCCCGTTAGAGGGTTATTCGGTATCTTTATTTCGTAATATAAAAATTGAACTATGGAGATAATTTTTCGCAAAATAGAAGATTTGAAGAAGTTATCCAATAATCCTCGTACAATATCCGAGGAACAGATGGACAAACTTAAAGAGTCCCTTATGAACAATCAGGATTACTTTCAAGCTAGGCCTATAATACTATCCAATCGTACCGGAGAATTAGTTATAATAGCCGGAAATCAACGCTATGACGCATCCGTTCAGTTAGGGCTCAAAGAAGTACCTACCGTTCTTATTGAAGGGTTGACGGAAGAACGAGAGCGCGAAATCGTCATACGCGATAACGTCAACAACGGTGAGTGGGACTTACTGAAGATTATCGAAGAATGGGACTGTACTGCATTGCTTGATTGGGGATTATACATAGACGATAGTAATGAGGAGTTCTTCAAGCAGAAGGGCCGTCCGGCTTTGGATGGGGACGAATTGAAGAATGAACATTATGAGGCGGTAGAGAACATAGGCTATCTGAAATTTGGTGGTACGAAAATACCCTTATCAGCCGATGAGGAATCCAAGTTTCAAAATGCGCTTGACAAGTACATGGAGGATAACGGAGTTATTGTAGGATTCATAAACAGCATTTTACATGATTGAGTATATCAACATAGACAAACTAAACCCGGCAGACTACAACCCTAGATGTTTGTCGGATGACGCTCTGGAAGAATTGAAGAACTCCATCACGGAGCTAGGTATTATAAAGCCAATCATCATCCGTCGTTCGGATTTTCGTATCATGGCGGGTCACCAGAGAACGAAAACGATGAAACTGCTTGGTTATACTCAAGTGCCTGCTTTCATTCTTGATGGAGTAAACTCAACCGATGAAGTGCGTTTCAATCAACTTCACAACTTCGTGGAATGTGAAGTACACGATGCGCAGCCTATACTAACTATCACTCCGGGTTCGATTCAGGATATTGGTTTTCAGGTAATCAAGAATAGCGATATTCATTTGCATAACAAAGGAACTAAAAATACGTTTGTTGTTGAACTTACAAAGATGATAATCCGTTACGGTCAGTTTGCAAATGTTATCTGTGATTTTGCAGGTAATATTCTCGTGTCATGTGTGTATGCTAAAGCTATCAAGTTGCTTGGCATGGACTTGTTGGTATATGTTCTTCCGAAAGGAATGGAAGAACGTGCCAGGTACTTCTTTGGTAAGCAATATGGAGTATTTGAGTATTCCCATATAGAGAAGAAAACGTATATCCAATCTTTTGCCCAGAAGCCACGTCTGCGCTCTAAAAACGGAGTGATGGCTAATAGGACTCACTCAGTCCTGTATGAGACACAGGTGATTCCAATTATCGACAAAAGCATGCGTATTCTCGATTTCGGTGCCGGGCAAAAAGATTATGCGCTCTATTTACGGAAGAAGGGCTATAAGATTGATGCAATTGAGTTCTTCCATCGACAGGACAACGTTGATGCCATTGATGAGAAGGAAATTAGGGATGATAATGCCCGTATATGCCGAACACTTGATACATACGGCCAGTATGATGTAGTTGTCTGTGATAGCGTGCTTAACTCTGTGAACTCACTGCAAGATGAAAAAAATGTTCTGTTATCTCTGGCCGCTTTATGCAAAAAGGGAGGTTTGATTTTTTGGAGTGGCATCCCTCTTCAGTTCCGGCAAAAGACATCGGACCGAAAGAACTCTATGGATTATCGTACGGTATCAATATTTCTCGATAAAAATGGTTTCACTGCGAATCTTCGTTATGGAGAATGGTATTTTCAGAAGTATCATAGCATGGCAAACATTTGTGAACTGAACACGAAATACATCGGTAATAATTTCAAGGTTTATGAGAACGGACGTTTGATACCCGAAAATGGAGAAGTAAAAGCTTCCTCTTTCCAAGTTGTATCAATCAATGATAAACCTTCCACTTTCGAAGAGATGCAAGAAGCATTAAGATATGAATTCTCCTTACCATTGCCGCGGGGGAAACGTTGGGACCTTGATAAAGACTTGTTACCTGCATACTTAAAATCGTTGAAGTAATGGCTGCACCAAAAGAAAATCAGTTTTGGAAATTAAGAAGTATTCACGGAAGGGATAAGCTCTTTTCAACTCCTGAATTATTATGGGAAGCGGCATGCGAATATTTCCAGTGGTGCGATGATTCTCCGTGGACGACCAAAAAGGCCATCCAGAAAGTAGTACCTGTAAAACGAAAGAAAGGGAAGAAGGTGGAAACTGTTAATGAGGAGCAGACACAGCGTGAAGTAACACCGACTGCCAGACCTTATTCACTATCCGGATTACGCATCTATGTAGGCGCTTCCCCCAGATGGTGGAACAACTTTCGTGAGACGTGTATAAATAAAAATGATGAAGGTTTTTTAGAGGTCATCGCACGCGTGGAAGAAATAATAAGAACACAGCAGTTCGAAGGTGCATGTGTTGGGGCGTTCAATGCTAATATTATTTCGCGTACATTAGGACTTGCTGACAAACAAGAGGTGGACCACACTACAGGAGGGAAAGAATTCAAGGGATTCAATTTCTTACCATATACTCCAGAGGCTGACGAGGTGAAATAATGGAAGAACAAAAGGTCAACATAAAGCAACGGTTAGCATATAACTACCTTCGTGATTCTACTACGAAGTTCTTGTGTTATGGCGGTGCCGGTGGGGGTGGTAAGTCATGGCTGGGTTGTGAATGGCTTATGCAATGCGCTTACCATCTTCCTGGTACTCGTTGGTTTGCTGGCCGTGATAGTTTAAAGGATAGTCGTGAATCTATTGCAGTTACATTCGTGAAGGTAGCTGCGTGGCATCACTTCACCGAGTACCGACTTACCAATGACGGAGTATCTTTTGATAACGGGTCGGAGATTATCTTTCTGGATTTGACGTACTATCCGGTAAAGGACCCAATGTATGAAAGATTAGGTTCTAAGGAGTTTACCGGAGGATGGATAGAAGAGGCAGGTCAGGTTCATAAACTTGCTTTTGAGATTCTGATAACTCGTATAGGTAGACACCTAAATGATGTGTATAATATACCGGGTAAGATTCTGATAACTTGTAATCCTAAAAAGAATTGGTTATATGACTTATTTTACAAAAGATGGAAAGAGGGTACATTGGAGAAAGGATACGCCTTTGTTCCGGCTCTAGTACAGGATAATCCGTTTGCGACAGAGGATTATATCAACGCCCTTAAAAATACAAATGACAAGGTAACGAAGGAGCGTCTTTACTATGGGAATTGGGAGTATGACGATGACCCGTCAGTACTTTGTGATTACGATGCTATATGTGACCTGTTCGCCAATGAGCATGTTAAGGCATCTGGACTACCTTCTGCGTCTGCCGACCTTGCAATGAAAGGGCGTGATAGATTCGTCGCAGGTCATTGGGTAGGAAATGTATGTACCATCCGGATTGATAAAGAATTCAGTCCGGGAAAGATGATAGAGTCAGACCTAAAAAAATTGATGATTGATTATGGTATTCCTCGTAGTATGACTATCGTTGACTCCGATGGATTAGGTGCATATCTTGAAAGCTATCTAACAGGGATAAAGGAATTTCACGGGGGAAGTAGGCCGCTAAGTGTTGAATATGACAATCTTAAATCTGAATGCGCTTTCAAGCTTGCTGAGTTGATAAATTCCCGTAAGATAAGGATTATATGTACGGATGCTCAAAGAGAGCGTATAAAGAAAGAATTAGGGGTATTAAAACAAGACCATGTGGATGCGGATACAAAGAAGAAAGGCATAATAGGCAAAGAGAAAATGAAGGAACTGCTAGGCCATTCTCCTGACTATTTGGATATGTTGATTATGTCGATGTACTTCCGTATCAAACCAATACCTCAAAAAGCAAAAGCCAAATTAGCAACAATGTAATATGACAGTAAAAGAATTTTTGATACTAAGTGATGTTTCCTCTAGCCATGAGGATATTACAAGGCAGATGGAGAATCTACCTAGACCTGTAAAAGTTGGGGATATGCCTACGCCTGATACGCTGAATGACTTAACATTCGGGCAGCTTATCAAGTTGCAATCAATAGCTACGACTATGGATGTCATTTTATCACCTTGTCGTGAGCTGTTAGGGCTTGTGGACGAAGAGATAATGATATGTGATGCGGAGCAAGTTCTAGGCTTTTCCATGTGGACCGCCAAAGAGGTTGAGAGGATTAATAATCTGTTTGCATCTACAAGTGTTTCGCCTACTTCCGAAGAATTACGTGCAGGAATTAATCAGATGCAGTTCGGAATGTTCGGACTCATAGATTATTTTGCTACCCGCATGGGGATAACCGACCATGAACAGGTTGAATCGGTTCCATGGGTGCGCATATATAAGTGCCTGGATATAGATGCGAAAAGATATGTATTTCAAAGAAGGTTACGGAAAATATTATCAGAAGAGAAATGACAACAGTAGAAGCGAAAATTAAAAGTATTGTTGAGCAGATGGAGGGAGTTACCTACATTTTTGAGAATTGGGCTACGGCAAATGTAAAGCTTGATAATGTTTCTTTGCCGGCTATATTGAATGTTCTTCCGGCATCGGGTACTTTCAACCTAGGAAAGACGCAGTTGAAAGACTATCCTTATTGTATGATTGCCTTCATTGACAAATCCGATTTGGATTTTGATGGAACGGAAAATGACGGAATTATAGAACGATGCAAGAATCTAGCTAAAGAGTTCATTCTTCGTTTGAATACAAGCGATTTGTTTGAACCGGTTGATGGTGATATACTGTACTCGGTTATCTATGACAAACTAGATGTCAACGTGACGGGGATTGTAATAGAAGCACAGTTGAAAGAGAGTAGGGGACTTATTATTTGTCCGGGTAAAGATATAGGAGAGATGGTGCATGGCAGGAAAGGATGAGTCGTTACGTATTGTACGCAGTGAGCTGGATGCTTTAAAGCTTAGGATTATTGAACGGCACATTAATGCTGGGCAAAAAGCTAGCGGGCGCACTATTGCTAGCCTTCACGTTGAGATGTTACGGTCTGGTGGTATACTTTGGGGGCGCCAAGCTTTTGAAGTATTGGAGACAGGGCGAGGTTCCGGTAATGTGCCTAAGAATTTCACAAAGATAATTCAGCAATGGATTATTGATAAGGGAATAGCGGTGGAATCCATTCCGTATAAACGCCAAGCTTCTGGTAAATGGCAACCTAAATACACGCCAGAAGAAAGAGGGATGATGCGTTTATCGGGAGCAATTGCGCATAAGATAGCCAGTGAGGGAACTGCATTGCATCGAAGAGGGGCTAGCGAGGATATCTATTCCTCAGAAGTGGAAAAGACTATTGATAATATTATGAACAAGGTGTTTGGTATATTCGAGAGAGATGTCGAGCACATAAATCTGAATAGTAATGAGAACAGAAGTATTTAATGGACATACAATAACATATCCAGATGAAATATGTTTCGCTTTTAATCCGCAAATAATAACTGTTGATAAATTAACAAAATCAGTAGTAATTCGTGTTGGAATCTATTCAGACAAAAGAGAACCTCTCAACGGAAAGGTATCTATTGATATCTCGGAATATATACGTTCGATGTTGAGATTTGAAAGTACATCTATACTTGATACTAAACATAGTATCTTTGTTGAGATTGATATTGATGAAAAAACATATTATATATTCCTGTATGCAATATGGGGTGCTATGAATATCGGAGAATTATTCAACCCATCCCGAACGGTCACTATGTTCAGGAAATTCCCTTCTCTTATAACATTTTTCAGTTATGGAGAAATCAATGTGAGATATGATGGAGAGGATTATACTTCAATGAAAATAGAGAGGGATTACCTATTTCACAAAGATTTGTCGGAAGAGTTTAAAGATGCAAAGGAGTTCGGAATGATTAAGATACTCAATACGCCAGAATTTCCAAGCACATTCCAATTCACTTTTGATAGAACATTTAAACCTATTCCTGACGATGCGGTATTTATCAAAGTGCTTTTCAATGATTGTGATAAGGGAATCTATTTGCGTTGGCTTGACCGTCATGGATTCCTGCAATATTGGCTTTTCCAGGAAGGGGATTTGACTGGGCAGTCATCCAATGAAGGAGAGAAACTGTATGTTGACTATAGCGATGTAAAGTACACATATAACGGGATGAACCGTTATCAAGGTAAAACATATCAGACAACAAGAAAAGCTTGTGCTACACTGGTGGATAGAGATGTATTCATTATGCTTTCTACTATTTACTCTTCCCCTATAGTTGACATGTATATTGATGGAAATTGGATTCCTGTAAATATAGTAGCAGGTTCATTTACCGATAGTGGTGCAGACCTTCAAGACTTTGAGATTCAAATAACCATGCCGGAAACTATAACACAGATACTATGACAAAAGATGAGTTATACATAAATGGCATAAAAGCCGACCTGGGAAAAATAGATATTAGTCTGAATTATAAGAGCAATCTTCTTACTGATATTAGTAAAATAGTAAGTAATAATAGTTATACTATCAAGTTACCTAAAACGGCAAAGAATCTTTCTATAATTGAGTGCGCTAACATTCCTAGCTCTACGACTAAGTTTCCATATCTCATGCATGCCGGAACTGTGTTACGGAATGGCATTGAAATAATCAAAGACGCAAATGTTGTATTACTAGAGACTAATGAATCAATAGAAATAGCCCTTACTTGGGGAAATGTTACAAACTTTGCAAACGTGGTAAATGATGGTAAGAAGTTGACTGATATTTCGCATGGAACAGTCGAAGGCACAGACTGGGTAGTATGGAACAACAAAGGAAGTAATTCCGCGCAGTTTCCTCTTATTAATTATGGATTCAATTCTGGTGACCCTAATGTGTGGTATCGTCCGGTAGTTACTGTTAAATGGATACTTGATAAGATACAGGAAGAAAGCGGAGTGACGTTTAATTTCCCTTCTGACAAACTGGATTTCATAAATAAGATGATTGTTCCTCTCTTCACAAATAATGATTCGCAAAAGATAAATGATGCTTATCCCATGGCTTTGAATGCAATATCATATGATTCATCTATAATAAAATTTGAAGCCATAGGAGATAGTACCCAACAATATGTTAGCACTAATAGCAGTCGGGAAATTTATCCTAAATTTGATTCAACATTAAAATTAAAAGGCACAATAGAAATATTCTATACTTATAGTCAAGGAATAGATTATTTAAATACACCCTTAAAAATCACAGTTTACAGTACGCCAACTAAACAAGAAGAAATAATAGAGATAAAAAAACCTGCTGGATATATAGAACCGCCATATATCAGGTTGGTTTATAGTGTTGAAACGTCGGTCAAAGTTTATAAGGAAGGATATTTTATTATTTCAAGTGGGAATGGAAAACAGCCTATAAGTAAAGTATCGGGGAACTTATCAGTAGCTATCTCAGGACGTGAAGGAGGTGTTTTATTAGGCGAAAAATTCCCATTAGTTCCCAATCTGCCAGATATTAAGCAAATAGACTTTATTAAAGCTGTTGCATCAATGGTCGGGCTTTTTGCTTTACCGGATGGTACGAATGGAATCAAGTTTATCCCATTTGATAATCTTTCAGCAAACAAATCTAAAGCCGTGGACTGGACTAACCGTGTAATAATGGCGTATAGGAGTGTAACACCACGAAGTTTAAAATACACTCTTGACAATATTGCTCAAAACAACTGGTTTCGGTATAAAGAGGATGATAAGGTAACAGGGGATTATGATGGAAACATACAGGTTGATGATGTTACGATAGATTACGAACGTGATGCTATTAAATTGCCTTTCTCCGCTTGCGACACAAAAAATGGCGTAGCTTATATCCCTTTGTATTCCTATAATGATAAAGGGGAACTACAATACAATAAAGCCAATCCCCGTATATTACTTCTTGACGGCACAAAAGGAGTATTCAAAGGATTGGACTGGACTACCTTAATTGAAAATAACTATCAGACGTACAAAGAGCTAATCAATAATGCAAAGGTAGTAACCGAGTACATCCGTCTTAACAGTATCGAACTTCGAGACTTAGAAATGGATGTACCGGTTTATTTGGCTCAATATGGATGCTATCTGGCTATTGTGGAGATAAAAACTAAAGAGAATGATATATGTGAGTGTAAACTTTTAAAATTGTAATGCTATGGCAAATGACAATGTAAGGTCAAAGATACTTGATATTCAAGTACGATATGATGATGCAATCCGAGGAATAGCTAAATATCAACAGGTTATAGACCAAACTAAGCAGAGACAAAAAGAACTAAAGAAAGAGCTTGATGCCGGACAAATATCCATAGACGAGTATAATATGGAGATGGCGGCAAGTAAGCAGGTTATCTCAGAGAATAATGAAGCTATTCGAATTCTTAATAAAGAAATTCAGAATAACATCAATGCTGAAAAGCAACAGCAGGATAGTCTAGTTGCTCTTCGTGCTTCATTGTCTAACTTGACGCGGCAGTACGATGAAATGTCCGAGGCGGAACGTGAATCGGCTTCCGGACAAGATTTGGAGGTGCATATTAATGCTATCACTGATAAGATAAAGGAAGCTGAGGAAAAGACACAACGGTTTTATAGAAATGTAGGCAGTTATCAGCAAGCATTCGAGAAGGCTCTTTCTCCTTTGAAGAAACAACTGGATGAAATGCGTGATGCCTACCTGGCTATGTCAGAGGAAGAGCGGAAGGGAGCTACTGGTGAAGAAATGCGTACTCATATGGAAGAGATAAGAGCACAGCTTGAAGCTACCTCTGAAGCTGGGGGACAGTTTCAAAGTGAACTTCTATCATTAGTCGGTATTCAGGGAGGATTTTTAGGAAGCATCGCTAACTCTGTGGGCGGAATGGAATCTATGTCACAAGCATTTATGGCCGGAAAAGCGGCTGTGTCTGCTTTCGGAAAGCAATTACTAGCTCTGTTGATGAATCCGGTAGTAGCTATAATTGCAGGAATTGCATTAGTAATCATGGGGCTTGTAAAGGCTATAAATTCCAGCGAGGAAGCAACTAACCGCGTTAGTGTATTGCTGGCTCCACTCAAAAAACTTTTGGATGGATTATTACATGTTCTTCAGATTTTTGCAGCCGGCATCCTTACTGTAGTGGAAGCATGGGCGAAGTTGTACGATTGGCAAATGAAGTTAATGGAGAAACTTCCACTAGTAGGCGGAGCAATTAAAGAAATCAATGAATCTAACCGTGAAGCCATTGAAATTGCAAAGGAAAAAATAGCTATTGAGCAGCAGTCACGGGTGGATGAAGTGCAGAATGCGAAGGACGCCCTAGAAGTTTCCAAGCTCCGTACTCTTGCGAAAGACAAGGAGAAGTACACAGCAGAGGAAAGACTTAAGTTTGTCCGTGAAGCTAATAAGCTGGAAGAACAACAAGCTGACAGGAACGTGAAGCTAGCAGAACGTAAGCTAAAGGCATTGCAGACTGAATCCGAGTGGGCTGAGAATAATGCAGAAACCAATAAAGAACTAGCAAAATTGGAAGCGGATGTATATCGTGCCCGTAAGGAGCAATACGATAAGACCCGTGAACTCAAGGAACAAGAGAATACTATCATTCAGGAAGGTATAGCTAGCGCAAAGGCAGAAGCAGAAGCCAAGAAAAAAGCAGCAGAAGAATCTGCTAAGACTGCTAAAGAACAGCGGGATAAAGAACGGGATGCCATCCGGCAGGCCGAAGATGCCCTGTTATCTTTAGTAAAGGATGAGAGAGAGAAACGACGTAAGGAAATCAATCTCTCATATAGTCGTGAGATTGCTGATTTGAAGCGTAAACTAACTGAGGAGAAGAACTTAACCGCAAATGCTAAGGATGCCATACAGCAAATAATAAAGGCGAAAGAACAACAATTACAAGTGGAGTTGCAAAAGCTGTCAGATGAACAACTACAGAAAGATATTGCCAACCGTCAGAAACTTATTGATACTCAGTTAGCCGCCGTTAAATCTGGAAGTGAGCAGGAATTTCAGCTAAAAATGCAACAAATCCTTGCTCAGCGTGATATGGAGTTATCCAATACGGAACTTACCGAGCAGATGAAGCAAGCTATCCGTGATAAGTATAACAAACAGATGGATGATTTAGATGCGCAACGTGAAGCAGATACATTGAAAAAACAACAAGATGCTGTTAAGGTAAGATTTGAAACAGAGATTGCTCAAGCTCATGGTAATGAAGAAGAAATTCTCCGTATCAAAGTAGAGCAGAAAAGAGTCGAATTAGAGTCTTTGCACCAAATGGAAGGAGAAAGTATTGAAGCTTTCAATTTGCGCAAGATTGAGATTGAGAATGCTTATCTTGATGCCAAACAAGATTTGACTGATAAGCAGGTTGAAATAGAACAGGTGAAGTTTCAGGCTGCTGCTGACATAACAAATTCTTTATCTGCTTTGGCCGATGCGGCAGGTGAACATTCAAGAGAGTTAGCAATGGCTTCAAAGATATTGGCACTTGCAGAGATTGCTATCAATACAGGTAAAGCGATTGCTGCTGGGGTTGCTCAGGCTCAATCAGTCCCTTTCCCCGGTAATATTGCTGCAATAGCTACCACCATTGCAACTGTAATTGCTAATATAACCACGGCAATCAAAACGGTAAAAAGTGCCAAGTTCGCATCAGGTGGTCAAGTTGTTGGACCTGGAACCGGAACTAGTGATAGCGTCCCTGCCCAGTTGTCAAATGGTGAATCGGTAATCACGGCCAGAGCCACTTCCATGTTTTCTCCTATTCTTTCATCATTCAACATGATGGGAGGAGGAGTGCCAATCAACTTGACGGCATCCAGTAATCAGACCATGGGAGAAGATATGCTGGCTAGAGCAGTCGCCAAAGGTGTACAGATGATGCCCAGACCTGTTGTGTCAGTTGAAGAGATTAGTTCAGTTAGTAACCGTGTAGAAGTATTGGAGAACTTAGGTAATTTATGAAAGCTTACGAACTGCTTTATGCAAACAGAACCGCGCTAGAGATGATGTCCGAAGTTGCGGTGGAGGTATCAGATGTTAAGTACTTGGAGATGTACAAAGAGTATTTGCGTCTAATAAAGGAAGGTCACAAAAAGACGTATGTCATGCAATATCTTTCTGACGAATATGGTGTAGCGGAAAGAACTACCTATCGAATTATAGATAGGCTTTCAACTGAGGTAAAGATGTAAGGATGGGGTGGGCGGTTGCTCACCTTTTTTTTACTGTCATGCCGTGTCAGTGCTATTTCCTTCTTATATTATTATACCCGTATCTCGTTTCATACCTTTGTTTCAAACAATTGCAGAGATATGGCGAAATTATACATTAATAAAGACATTCAGCCGGAAGCCGATAAAATGAAGTATTGGTTATCTGGTGATGATTGTATTTCCTTCGCGGATATACAGGGTTTCATAGATTGGATACCGGCTGACGATAACCGCATTGATATTGAACTTCATTCCTGTGGTGGAAACTGTGTTGAAGGGTATGCAATATATGATGCTTTGAGAGCTTCTGGAAAAGAGATATCATGCAAAGCTGTTGGAATTTGTGCGTCGATGGCAACCGTGATATTACTTGCCGCTCCACTTGAAAGACGAAGCGCATATCAGCATGCTGAGTTTCTTATACATTCTCCATTTTATCAACCTAGCGCAAAGATAGGTGAATTGACTATCGAAAAGCTTGAAGAGCTTAAGTCAAGTCTACAAGCTGATAAGGAGAAAATTCTCTCTGTGTATGTAGAGCGCACAGGGCAGACACGGGAAGTATTAGAAGCTCAAATGGCTACGGATGGATGGTTCAATGCTGAAAAGGCTATCGAACTGGGATTTGTATCTTCCATCGTTCCGGCTGCTTCTGCATCCGCAAAAGAACCAATTATTAATAATTCTAATCGTAAAAGTATGGCAAAAGAAGAAAAGAAGGTGACAGTAGCACAAGCATTACACATGCTAGGAGTTGCTCTAGGGGTTTCTAAGCTCGAAGCTGTCGGTATGGTAATCACTACATCAACCGGAGACGAGTTGACGGTAGAACGGGAAGAAGGGGAAATTCAGGTAGGTGACCCAGCTTCTCCTGATGGTGAACATGTCTTGGAAGATGGTCGAACGGTTGTTGTTACCGATGGCGTTATCACTGAAATCAAAGAACCGTCATCCAGTGATGAAGATGTGCAGGCGTTGCAAGACCGTGTGGTTGAACTGGAAGCTGAAAATGCAGAATTGCGCTCTAACGCAAAAAGTGAATCAGATGCACGTATATTGGCTGCTGTTGGTAAAGCTGGCGGTGAGTCTTGGCTGAGAAAGGCTACGGGAGCTTATACACCAGCGAAACGTTCCGTATCACCGCAGGCTAAAAGGCCGGAAGAAGAAAAGCCGGTAAGCAAGATTGAAAAGAGACTTGCAGAGGCGAGAGAGAAAAACAAAAACAGATATAATAAATGATTGAGTTATGACGTGGGAACAGATTAAAAATTTAACCCCCGATAATGGGGCTATCAAAAGTTTGAAGGAGCTTTTGATTATGACAAACTTCATCGACGAAGATTTGGAGAAGTTTTTTACTTTCCGTCAGAACGTAGTTCAAGGTCAAAAACTTGGATGGACGGGCGAGATGGAAGATGTAGGATGGGCAGGCGCTGGATGTAACCCAACTTATCGTAATGCTGCTATTGCTGCAGCAGAGAAGACGTGGAACATTGGTGACTGGTCTATTCCTTTGAAGTGGTGCTATGAAGAGTTGGAAGGAACAATTGCTGAATATTGTCTAAAAACAGGCACCGACATTGCCGACCTTTCCTCTACAGAGTACATGGATGACATAGTAATGCCAGCCCTTGATTTAGCAATCAAGCGTATGTTTTGGCGTTTCATCTGGTTTGGTGATAAGAACGCTCAAAGCGTATCTACCGGACAGATTACTACTGGTGTAGATGTTGAACTGTTCAAGCCTTGTGATGGATTCTGGAAACAATTGTTTGCTGTTGGTGCTGCTAATGCTGCACAACATACTACTATTGCGGCAAATAACGAAGCCTCGTTTGCATTGCAGCGTAGTAAGATTCGTGAGGCAGGTGCAGCTATTGGTATTTTCGATGCAATGTTTGATAATGCTGATCCTCGTATTGCATCAATGGAGGGCGCGGGAGTGTTCTGTACCAAATCATTGACGGATGCTTTGACCAAAGATTTGAAGCGTGAGTACAAACTCATTCTGGAATGGGAACAAGTATTTGAAGGATTGAATGTCACCGAATACGATGGTCATCTCATTTACAGCATCTCAATCTGGGACCGTTTCATTCAGAAGTACCAGAATAACGGAACAAAGTTGAATCTTCCTCACCGTGCGGTATTTGGTTCTCCGAAGCAGTTGTTTGTGGGTTCTCCTGCAAAACAGATTATCTCCGATTTGCGTGTTTGGTTCAACGAAGATGAGAGAGTAAACAAGGCGTACTCATGTGGTAAGCTCGGTTGTTTGGTCGGTGAAGATGATTTGTTCCAGATAGCTTATTAAGGAAGGAGGTAACTATTATGGGATTGTGTGACGAAATTTTAAAGAAGGCTATCACAATTGATTGTGATAATCCTATCACTAAAGGTTTGGAGGCAAACGGAGTAATCATTAATCGGCAGGACATTGATTTTTCCGCAACAGTGTTTGATGCTACGCGAAAGAATATCATCAAAACCCTTGTCTTGAAAACAGGCAAGAAGGGATATGAGGTGTATTGCCCTGGTTCTACTCCTTTCACCGGTACAAAAACATCTTTAGAAAAAGGCACTTACAAAAACAAGTGGACTGTTGATTTGCCTTTGGTTGTGTTGGATAATGGTCCAGAAGTTTGTGAGGACGTCATCGAAGGTTTGGCTAACGGTGAATATGTTGTTATTCTCCGTAACAAGCACAAAGGTAGTGACGGTAATGCTGAATATCAAGTCTATGGGTATTATCAGGGACTTCGTGCTGAAACGATTGAAAACGATAAGTATTCGGAAGATACTGACGGTGGCTGGTCTGTAGCATTGAAGGAGACTGGAGCACCTAAAGCTGGGATATTCTTCTTCAATACTGATAAGAAAACTACTGATGCTCAGTTTGAGACATTAACGGGACAAGCGGCAGCATGAGAAGTATTTTAGAAGTGGTTAGTAAATTGGAAGTATTGAGGGGGCAAGTAGCCCTCTCAACTTCTGATAAATCAGACATTGAACTGATGTATCAACAGGTACTGGGAAAGGACTTTGTGAAAACATCGTGTAATGACTGTTATCACGATGCAGTAATCGAAATGTATTTATATCTAAAACGTACTGGAAATATGAAAGAAAAATCAAACTACACCTTGAAAAACGGTGTGCTTCTGCAAACAGAATTCGGCAGTAATACAATGTACACTAACGCTAATCTTACGGACGAAGTAGCTGAAAACTATCTGGCAAAGAATCCCAAAGGAGAAATTTTCTTTGCCTCTATGCCTACAGATTGGGAGGAACGTGTGAAAAAACGTATCAGTTCGGAAATTGAGCTGAACGAGGAGTTGACTAATACTCTCGTTGATACATTAAAGTCCGGTGCTACCCTTACTTCCATCAAAGAGACTTTCAAAAGTTATGCCATTGATGGAAAGAAAGTAACGGCTAAAGTGCTTGATGCTCATTTGAAGGCCGCAAAGGACATCGTTGCTAATGATGCTCCGAAAAACGATTCAGAGAACAGTCAAACAGAAGAGTAACAATTAACCTCACGGGATTATGAGAGCAAAAGAACTTAGGAAAAAAAGCAAAAAACGTATTGATATAGGCTATATCCAAGCGATGGGAATCCAAAGTTATGGTGATGACAACTTGTATCCTCATGTGTTACGCAATATCATTGCTGCAAGTTCCACAGGTACCGAATGTGCAAATCGTTTGGCTGATTTCATAGAAGGAAATGGATTCCGTGAGGTTAATTTCTCTGAATATGTAGTTAACAGGCGTGGAGATACTGCAGATGATATTCACGCACTTGTTTGTAAGGATGTAGCGGATTGCAAAGGGCTTGCATTACATGTCAATTACAATGTTTTCGGAGAAATTTGCGAATTAAACTTTGTTCCGTTCGAGAATTGCCGGTTATTGGAAGAAGATAATTACGGGTATGTCTCAAAAATAGCTGTTCATCCAGATTGGACGGGTAAAAAGACACGCAAAGGTAAGGCTATAAGGGTCAATAAAGAAAATGTAGATTATATTGATGTGTTCAACCCCCGAAAAGAGGTTGTTCTATCCCAAATAGAGGCGGCTGGCGGTCTGGAATATTACAAAGGTCAGATACTATGGCTGTCAATGGATGGTAAATTTGTGTATCCAACGGGTATGGCTGATAGTGTACTTACAGAAATGAGCACTGATGAGGGATTGTCTAATGTAAAGTATCGAAATGTACGCTGTAACTTTCTTCCTGCTGGCATGATGATTACGAAAAAGGGCGTTAACATCATAGAAGAAGATAACGATGGTGAAAAAAATAAAAATGAAGATACTGGGTTCTCGGATACCTTGGTGCAATTACAAGGAGATGCTAATGCTACTAAGATACTTGAGGTAACCTTGAATATGGACGAGGAAAAACCGGAATTTATCCCGTTAAAATCAAATAATTACGATAAGGAGTTTACCGTTACTGACGCAAGTACAGTTGAACGAATATATTCAGCTTATGGGCAAGAGCCGTGGTACTGTATCCGTATTGGTAAGGTAGGTTTTTCTGGTGATATCCTGGAAGACGCTTTCGAGTATTATAACTCCATTGTTTCAAAGCAGCAACGTATGATTGAACGTGCCTTTCAGAAGATTTTCGAAGGATGGTTTGAGGTTGCTAATCCTTCAAATGATTTTAGTATTCAACCACTTAAATATGTGAGAAATGCAAAAGTATCTAATAACAATTGAAGAAGTGATGTCGCTTGCTCGTGATATGTCTCAGTATATTGATAAGTTGAAAATAGAGGTTTATTTGCGTGAGTCAGAATATATCGACATTAAGAGTGCACTTGGTGATGCTTTATTTCTTGATGTGAAGGAGCATTCGGAAAAGTATTCGACATTACTTGATGGTGGGGTATATGAAACAGAATGCGGGGCAAAGAAGATGTTTGCTGGGCTTAAAACTGCACTGGCCTACTATACTTTTGCACGTGTGGTTAAAAATGGAGATGGAAATGTCACCCGTTTCGGTTTAGTGAAAAAAGAATCTGAGTATTCTTCTCATGCAGACCTGAAAGAAAAAATGATTGCTTACAATGATGCATTCAATGTAGCTAATCAGTATCTCAAGGAATGTGTAATTTACTTAAACGATAATAAAAAACAATTTCCTCTTTACAAAGGAAGGGGAGGGATTAAAGCTAATCAAATAGTTTTTAGAATTTTAGGTGAATGATATGGGAATGACAGATTTATTAAATAGAGCTAATCAAATTAGGCATGAGACTAAAGATGGTGCAAATACAGCGGAAAGGATTGGCGGATTATTGGTTGACATAGTTGAGTCTATTGATAATATCTCTATTGAAGCCGGAGGTGTTTTAGAAGCTCCATCTGACGGAAATATTTATGGAAGAAAAGATAGGAAATGGGAACCTCTTCCCGTGGATGATATTATGAACAAGGTCTTTCCTCTTTCTTTCCGCTCATATAACGGTGGCGGCACATTCGAGAAGGGGCAGACTGTCACCCCTAACATATCTTGGAGCTTGGAGAGAAAGAATGAAGAAGTACAACCTGATTTAGTCACAGTTAATGGATTGACAGAAGGTATTTCCAATGATTTGAAGTCATATACCGGGGAACCTATCACTGCGGATTCATCTTATGGTGTTCATGCAACGTGTGGGATGCAATCGGTTGAGAGAACTGCTGTCTATTCATTCAGATTTATGAAGTACTGGGGCATCTCAGACAAAACCGTACTCAACGGTGCTGATGTACTGGACATGAACCATTCATTTGCAACTTCTAAGGCAATGGGGAAAACCGTTTTCAATTGCACAGGTGGTAAATACCCGTACTACATCATCCCCGAAGAATTACTTGATAGTATCGAGGTATGGATTAACGGGTTTCGTAACACCGACATTGACATTTCCGATTTGGAAGTGACTAATGATTACAACATCTCAAAAATGTATAAAGTAGTCCGGTTGAATACCATTCAAACCGGGATACTGACTATTGAATATAAATAATTAAATTTTTTAAGAAATGGCAGAATTAAAAGGAACAAATGTCGCCGCCCCCGTTGTACCGTTTACCAGCGAGGACAAATATGCAACCCATGACGCGGCATATGGGAAAGGTGGTTTTAGAAGTGTAAATACCATTGCCGAACGTGATGCAATTCCAACAGAACGCAGAACGGAAGGAATGGTAGTCAGAGTTGTGGCTACCGGACTAAACTACGAATTGAAAAGTAATGCCTGGGTTGAATGGCTTCCGAAAGGCAATGTTACAGTAGATACGGCTTTAAATGTAAATAGCAATAATGCTGTATCAAACAAGGCGGTTACTACTGGAATCAACGCAGCGACTACGACTGCCAATAGTGCACTTAGTAAAGCAAATGCGGCAATACCAAAGACAGACATTAGCCAAACAGTAACAAGCTCAGGGGATACGGTCAAAGTACCTAGTTTGAAAGCTACGTATGACTTTGTAACCAATACTGCTGCTGACATCAACACTCAAATAGCGGCTGTCAGAACTACTGCTAATGCAGCTATCCCCAAAAGCAAGATAGCAGCAGAAATGTCGGATATTGTAACGACTGATTCTACACAAGTCCCAAGTTCTAAAGCACTAAATGACGCAATGATAGATGTTGCAGGAACTCTACAACTTGGAATAGAGGGGGCACAGTCTGCTGCTGAATTAGCCCACAATATTGCCGTAGCTGCCATCCCTAAAGCGAATATTGCTCAAACTGTTGCAGGAAATACTACACGTCAGGACTTGGTTCCATCCGCTAAGGCTGTGAATGATGCGATTACCTCTGCGGTTAATAACATTCCTAAGATTACCGTTGATGCTGCGTTGAGTGCAACTTCGGTTAATCCTGTTCAGAATAAAGTAGTTACTGCTGCGATTAATGCGATTGAAGCGGTAAACATAACGCAAAATAACAGATTATCAAGTTTAAGTGATGATTTAGGAAGCGCACAGGCGGATATTGTAGACCTTAATGGGGACATTTCTGACATCAATACCAAACTAACCCCTATCAATACTGCATGGGGCAAAAAGAACGCTGCTAACGGATTAGTAGTATTGGACGGTAGTGCTAAACTTCCGGCTAACGTTCTTCCGGCAGGATACGATAATGTTGATATGTTGGTCGCTTTTGTCACCGCCAATCCAACCACAGGAATGACTATCGGGCAGAAATGGTACAATTCTACAACTAAGAAGATATTTACTGCTACGAGCGCGACTTCCGGTTCTGAAACAGTACCTGACGGAAACGAAAAGATATACATCAACATTGTTCTTAATAAGTCTTACCGTTGGACTGGTAGCGAAATGGTTGTTGTTGGGGATGGTTCGGGCATCGCTCTCGGCACAACGGCTTCTACTGCTTTCCGTGGTGATTATGGTAATACTCTTTATACTAATTTTGGTAGCGGTAACAATTTAGCTAATACTCAGAAGGCTAGAGATTTTTTTGGAGATACAAATTCGGATACTTATATAAAAGATATAGGTAGTTTATCAAGGAGTGCTGATAGAGTGGAATTTAGTTATTCGAGACGTAAATATAAAGACCTATCTTCTAGTAGTAATAGCGGTATTACTATTTCATCTGCTAATGAAACACAAGCAGGCGTTATGACTGCTGCAATGTACAAAACTCTCCAAGAATTAGAGTTACAAGCATTCCCACTTACTCTTTCTCTATCAGGAGCAGGTACGTTTGAAGTTGGTGATGATACAATGAATTCTATTTATATTAAAGTTACTAGAAAGGGGGTAGATGTAACAAGTAGTTCTAATGTAGTAGTTAAGAAACCTGATGGAACAACAACTACTGATTTAGGTCCAAATAATACTTCTTGGACTCCAGCTAATCCTTTCTCAACAAATACTACTATATCAGTTACCGCTACTTATGGTGCTCAAACTCAAACAAAGAGTATATCATATACTTTCAAGTATAAGAAGTATTGGGGTGTTTCCGACAAGGCTACACTTACAAATGCCGATGTTCTCGCAATGGCCGGCAGCACGTGGGCGGATAGTCGTACTATGGGAGCTACCCGTTTCGATTGTACGGGTGGCAAGTATCCGTACTATGTCATCCCGGCGAATCTTTACACCGGACTTGAAATGTGGGTCGGTGGCTTGAAGAACACCGACTTGGTAGTTACCGATATGCAGGTAACAAACGCATCCGGAGCTACAAGTGCTTATAAAGTTATCAGGTTGAATAACAAGCAAACTGGTGTGCTGTCTGTCGAATTTAAATAATAACCATTAGAGGGAAAGACATTTCATTCCTTTCCCTCTTAACCTCTTTTTTATATGGAAAAACTAAAAGGATTCAATATATCCGGGACGCTGGTTCCGTTTACCTCGGAAGACACGTATGCCACCCATGACGAACAGTATGGAAGAGGGGGATACAGGACAGTTGCGTCTATACAGGAACGGGATGCGATTCCACAAGAGAGACGAAAGGAAGGGATGCTGGTCAATGTCGCGGGAGGGAGTATGTACCAGCTAAAGAACGGGGCTTTTGTAAAAGTCGATTTTGGAAGCGGCGGTGGCGGTAGTTCAACCCCTAATTTGGATATAGATATAAAAATAGAATTGAAAGCGGATGGGGTTCATGCTGTATTTTTTAGAATTAAAGAAAAACATGAAAATGGGTATATTTTCTTTCTGAGAAAAAAGAAACAAACATATCAGGCTGCTTCCGGGAGGAAAAAAATAGTAAAATACGTACCTCAGAATTTGTCTTATGGAGTTATACCCGGTATTTCTGTTGGTAATCTTCAAACGGACGTATGGTATGAATGCCCATTAGTAAATAGAGACGATTTAATCGGAAGATACTTAAAGGGGACTACATTCCCCAATAGTACTTCTTCTCATACTAATATTGTACGTTTTAAAGGTAATGTTCACGCTAACCCTAGTAGATATACCACCACTACAGCCGCTCCTAATAAGATTACTTCTGTATTGCATATGGGATTACAATACAATATAATTAATCCTAATTATAAGAATAAGATAAGAGAAAACGGGAAAATGCCAAAACCTTTTTTACAAACAGGACAGATTGAAAGATTTGTAGGAAGATTAAGAGCTGGTAATACATTTAATAATTCACCAGTGCTGTATTTGTCTGTGGAATAAAAAAAAAAGGGATTGCACAAAGCCATCCCAAAGCATGGAATCGCACAAGCCTATTCCACAATAGTGAGATTTCACAGGTAAATCTCAAAGTGATACAAAGTTAAACATTTAATTCGAAAAGACAATGAAAAAAGTATTTTATAACAGTTGGATAGCAAGGCATATGTTGCTTGCTGGTTATTCCACCATCACCCTGATGGCGTGGGTATTCACTAAATTGAGTAAAGAAGAAGTTCGACAGAGCACTATCAATCACGAATGTACGCATGCCCGGCAATGGATGGAACTTGCTGTTGCGTCCGGATTGTTGATTTGGCTCGGAATGTTGGCGTTCGATTTATCGGCATGGTGGCTGGTCTTATCTACTCTAACGTTCTATGTGTGGTATGTATTGGAGTATCTTGTACGTAGATTTATCGGATTGTTCAGGAATGGAAAGAACGGACAAAAAGAAGCTTACCGATTGGTTTCTTTCGAGCAGGAAGCCCGATTAGCGGAGAAAGATAATAACTACCTGGAGAATAGCACGTACTTTGCCTGGATGCATTTCTATTAAAAAGAGAACCGCCCTGCTCATCGCGAGTAAGGCGGCCGATTTTTAATCAAATCGAACGGTTATTTATTGATTTGATATACAAATATAGTATTAAATTTTTAAATAAAAGAAAGGGAATGGGATTAAATGAATGGCTGGCTCTAATTGGTGCTTTGGGAGGATTGGAAGCAATCAAATGGATAGTTAACTTCTACGTTAACCGGAAAACAAATGCCCGTAAAGAAGATGCGGCAGCAGATGCAGCAGAGAACGAGAATGAGAGAAAACAAGTCGCCTGGTTGGAAGAACGTATCGCTCAACGAGATGCGAAGATTGATGCTATCTACGTTGAACTCCGGCAGGAACAATCGGAGAAGCTTCAATTCATTCACGATAAACATGAATTGGAACTTAAACTGAAGGAAGCTGAGATAAAGAAGTGTGATGTCCGCGGATGTAACAACCGGCAGCCGCCGAGTGATTATTAATTTAAAGAATATGTTATGAAAGTATTGATTGACAACGGTCACGGTGAGAATACACCTGGCAAACGCTCACCGGACGGAAGATTGAGGGAGTGGGCGTATTCAAGAGAGATTGCCAATATGGTAGTAGCCGGATTGCGCAAGTTAGGAATTGATGCAGAACGAATAGTAAAGGAAGATACAGATGTTCCTTTGTCTGAACGGTGCCGACGGGCAAATGCTATTTACAGTGCAACAGGGAAGAAAGCTATCCTTATTTCAATTCATTGTAATGCTGCCGGCTCCGGTGCAAGTTGGATGAATGCGAAAGGCTGGAGTGTATTTGTATCAAATAACGCTTCAAGTAACAGCAAAAAGTTAGCTGACTGCCTGGCCCAAGTAGCAGAATGTATTCCGGTTCCCGTCCGAAAGCAAATGTCCGGACGGGAATACTGGGAACAAAATCTTGCTATCTGCCGGGATACTAATTGTCCGGCTGTGTTGACAGAGAACTTCTTCCAGGACAATAAAGAGGACGTCGAATACTTGCTGTCTGCTGAGGGTAAACGGGATGTTGTGCGTATCCATGTTGAAGGAATTGCTAAATATCTGGGGCTATGAAAGTGTTACCGTGGATATTGGTTGCCCTTCTGCTTGTGGCTTGCTTGGTCACTTGGTTCCGCCCGCCCGAACGTCTCCCTGCAGAAATCAGAACCGAGACGAAAATCAGAACGGTCGTCAAGGTTGATACGTTGCTTATTTCTTCGCCTATGGCTCCTTTACTGTTTATTCAGTTAAAGGATACGATACGCATCGGGGATACCGTTGTTTATCGTGAGCAGGCATTATATGCTGATAGCCTTTACAAAGCATGGGTGAGCGGGTATCGTCCGAGATTGGATAGTATAGAAGTGTATCCCCGAACTATATATCAGACGGTGACAAATGACGTCTATCATACCATTGTTCCAAAGAAAAAACGTTGGGGGCTTGGAGTACAAGCCGGTTACGGTTATCCGGGTGGGGTGTATATTGGTCTAGGAGTGAATTATAATTTGTTTCAGTGGTGAGGATATAGTATCTTTGCGTTGTAGAAATTTGCATGCCACAGGTAAGCCGGCCTCGGTTCTTCGGAATCGGGGCATTTTTTTGTTTGTCTCTCATTATTTAGTTGTCCGGATAGGTTTTGAAGGCTTTTTATTTCATGAATGAAATTCGTGTTTTTATTATTTGCTTGATTATGAATTGTTTAATACCTGTTGGGTTTCCAAGATTTTCTCCTTTTGTAAATGATGTTAGTTTGCTTTATACTTTTGCTTCTAATATTTTAAATCAGATAGAAAATGAAGAAAATTATTATGGTATGGACTCTCATCTGGCTATTGCGAGAAGTACGAAAGCTTATTGAAGTAATTAAGCGATAATGGTATAGATATATGTGGGCATCCTCCTTTAGGATGCCCCTTATCGCTTTATTTCAAATTATCGAAAATCTCTCTCATGGCTTTATCTGCATGTTTTCGCATGATTTTTAGATAGTTGAAAATCGGGCGGTTGCTTTTCATTGAATGTCCTACACAATACTCCAGGACTTCAAGTGAAATCCCTAAATCATATCCATGCTGTACGAATGATTTGCGGGCAGAATAGTATACTACTCTTCTTTCTATTCCCGCTATACGGGCTAATTCTTCCATTTTCCGGGCTATCACTGAGTAGCATTTACCAAATGTATTAAATTTGCCGAATACTAGCTTCCCACTTTTACTGATGTATTTGTCGATAATGACTTTTGCTTCCGGCTGGATGGTAAAAGATGTCTTGTTGACCCCTTTTTTGTGTTCACTGGTCTTTTTTCTGCTAAAGTCAACTACTGTGAGTTTCTTGAAGTTGATGGATAACAGGTCAACTAGGTTCATACCTCCCATATAGTAGGAAAGCATGAATATGTCCCTTACTACATTTACATTGTATTTATCAATCTTCATATCCCGTATGGTTTTCAATTCCTCTACTGACAAGTCCAATTCGCGTGAATTGATTGATGGTTTATTACAGAATTCAAAAGGTTCAGTTTCGTATATAACTTCTTTATGCTTTTTGGCCGAGTTGATGATACATTGTATCAAAGTTAGATAGATATTCATCGTTGTGCTTGATAATCGTTTCTGCTTCATGTACTGTTCGAAAGTTCTAATGTTGGTCGGTGACATGGCTGCCAAGTTTGCATCCCTTTGTGATTTGAGAAACGAGTTTACGGCATTACGGTATAATTTAGCCGACTTTCCTTGTCCGTTATCAATTAGCTGGGTAATATATTCATCTGCTTTCTGAGAGAATGTGATGCCTCTATAATCTTTCTTTTGTAGAAGTAGTGTTACTAAATCGGTACATGTGTATAAATCAGGGTCGTAAATCTTATCAAGTGTTTCCTGATAAAAGATGAGTTTTTTTCGTAGTTTCATATTCATGTATGATGCATCACTACGATTTACTACTTGGCCTTCTTTGAATTGTGAAAGGTCATCAATAATACAGTCGGTTGGAATGTATCTTGTTTGGGAATTGTGTGATACTGAAATTCTTACTTTGTGTTTCCCATTCGATAATATCTTTGCGGGAACGATTACTAATTTTAATGTTGACATAATCTTGTTAGTTTTAGTGTTATTTTTCCGACAATTTTTCAGCAATATTTTGGGTAAAAATGTATGTTCGACAACCTTCCGACAATCATTTTGTGCCAAAATTGGACCAACAAGCCATAACTAACGAATTTATAAGTAGCTGATTACTAATAAAAAGTGCTTCCTTGTTCGTCCGCCGACGAGGAAGCACTTCAACACAAAAACTAAACTAGACTTAACTAAACTATTCTATTCTCGGAATTTCACAATCCCTTTCTGTTCTCTGCAAAGGTAGGGATAAAACGGCTTTTGACAAAGCATAATCGACAAAAATCGCATTTTCACCGATAAAATAACCAACA